GTTATTCTGAGTCCTGAGTACGATTGCAATGACACTCCCCCAGTGTCGTTGGTTGAAATAAGAAACACTGCTGGAACCATTGAATGCTCTCCTTGGACGGGCGCCACTTTGAGACTAGACCCTACTCGAGTTCACACAACTGGACGTCGCAAGTTTGTTCGGGATGGAGTTACTCCTTCCAATCGACAGAACTACGACATGTGTAACTTGAGTATTGCCACTGTCAATAATGGCACTACTTCAGAAATTGGTATCCTCAAAGTTAAATATAAGATTGACTTCTTTATTAAACAGAGGAATATCTCCACTGTTGTGTCCTCGCGAACCTCTTCATGGAATCTCAGCGCAGACCAGACGATATCAACCGGCACTCCAGCCACGCTTGTCTTTAACGAAGCGTTAGGGAGCAATGCTCTTGGCATTACGAACACCTCTGGTGAGTTTCTACTCCCCAAGGGTGCTTACCGTATTCATGTTGATGTGACCGCCAGTGATAGTGCTAACGAAATATTCCTAGCAATAGTTCGAGCCTACACCGGTGCAACCACCCCAGCAGCCACTAGCCCGCCCCAAAACGTTCAGGCTCGCCAGGCAGGAAATGCCAGTGGTGCCTTGGTACCCATGAGTGGAACCTTCTACGCAACCAGTGATGGTACAATCAAGTTCGCTGTGAACTGTGCCTTTACTGGAGCAGCTGGTACTCTCAAGGTTCTCCAAGACAGTTGTCGTATCATGTTTGAAGCGATTTAGGAGGATGTCGGTGATTGGAGTTCACGAGCGTCGGGTGTGTTAGCAAACACCACTCCAACATTTATCATTTACATGTTTTATATTTTATATTGGCTGTTATAATAAAATTCTCATTAGGGGAGTTGTTAGGTGAGCAACTATAAAAATTTGGGTGGGGATTCCGATTGCTTGTAGGAATCTGTTCCCTTGCAAGAAAACTGATCACTTTCTTGGTCCTGAAAACAACACAGCTTTGCATATGTGCTCATCAGTCCATGGGGATGGACGGAGGAGGAGGCGTGAGACCCTGTGGCATCTCTGAGAGATGCGGGAGTAGATGGCTGACTAGCGATAGTCAGGG